GGGAACTACAGATCGTATGCTTCTAATCATGCCGCGTGGTATTTCAAAAACTACCTTGGTCAATGCGTCCAACATTCGAAGAATATGCTATCATGACACAGATTTCCTTGTATATCTCTCTGAAACGGCAACTCATGCAGAGCAGCAGCTGGAGAACATTAAACGCGAGCTGGAAAGCAACGCGCTACTTAGAACTGTGTTTGGCGAGAAGCGTCCTGAACGCAGTGATCCAGCACGATGGACGCAAGGACTCATAGAAACTACAGACGGAGTTGTTGTCGCTGCGAAGGGCCGTGGAGGTCAAGTGCGCGGCCTTAACCATCGAGGTAAACGTCCTCAGGACATTATCTTTGATGATGTAGAGGATAAGGAAAGCGTCAGAACTGAGGAACAACGTGATAAGACTCGAACATGGTTGAAATCAGATGTGGAACCTGCGCTGCCTCAAATTGACGGAGTTCATAAAGGTCGTATTATTGGGCTTGGTACTGTACTTCATCATGATAGCTTGCTTTTATCTCTTGCTCGTGATCCTGAGTGGGTGACAGTTAGATTTGGTGCTGTTGATCCTGACGGCGACATGATTTGGTCTCACTACATGGATAAACCTGCATACGAGAAAAAACGTCGTAGTTATGTTCGTGTTGCAAAGCTGTCAGATTTCAACATGGAGTTTCAGTCCTCAACTAAAAGTGAGGGGGACAATCAAAAATTCCCTTCCTCGTTTGTATATGAAGCTCATGAAAGCTTTGGCGCGGATTTTCCAGCTATTGCCCTCGTTTGTGATCCTGCAATCTCTGATAAAAAGGACTCCGATTTCTGTTCATTTGGTGTAGTCGGTATGACACCAAAAGGTCGTATTCATGTTCTTGATGTTTACATGGAGCGCGGAATGACTCCGCGACAACAGGTAGATAAGTTTTTTGAACTTCATTTCTGTTGGAATTGCACTCACCATGGCGTTGAGTCTATTGCCTATCAACAGGCTTTAATCCACTTGCTGAAAGAGGAAATGTTCCGTCGAGGTAAATCTATGGGGCCACGCGCATATTTCAACATCGAGCCTATCACGCATGGGCGTACAGCTAAGATAGAACGGGTTGAAGGAATTTTGTCACCACGGTATGCTTCTGGCTACGTTACGCACCAACGACGATTTCCAGAGTATGAAGAACAAATTCTGGACTGGCCGAATGGAAAAAAAGATGGACCGGACGTAGTGGCAATGGCTGTTACCTTACTCGATCCAATGGCTGCATTCGCCTTTGACCCAGATGACGAAAGTGAGAACAAACTGGAAAAAGATCAGTTTCCACCTTTGGACGAAGTGATAGGTGGTGACTGGAGGACCGCGCCATGAGTCTAGGCGATTTCAGTTCAGATGCTATGCATGAACCTACAAAGGTTGCTGCAACAGCTAAAGAGGATAAGCCTATTGATAGGCTAGTTCCTCAGTCTGAATTACATAATAAGGTTTTGCAATACCTTCTGCGTCGTTTGAATTACTCTGAACGGACGATGACACAGTTTTATTCGCGTTGGAATGCCTCAGAACGGAAAATTCAAGCATATATTTCATTGCCTGACTATGAGGCTCAGCTGAAAGAGATGAATAAAACTGGAACTCCCCCTTCGGCAGTGTCAATAACAGTTCCTTACTCATATGCTACAATCTGGACGATTGTGACTTATCTCGTCCATACATTCTGCGGGCAAAAACCCATATTTCAGGTTTCCACTTACAAAGAGGAGTCAATTCAGGCTTCTCAGTACATGGAAACTGTCTTGCAATACAATGCGGATCATACTCGACTGATCCTGCGGCTAATTCAGTGGTTTTTGGATGCCGAAGTCTATGGTGTTGGTATCACACGCTGTCTTTGGGATGAAGAGAAAGCCAATCGAACTGTCTGGACGCCACAACCTATGGCTGGCGCGGCAATGCCGGGTGGAGCCTCCGGACTTCTAAAACAGCGCGTTGAAAAAACTGTCTATGAAGGCAACAAAGTCACTTCGATTGATCCCTTCATGTTCTTTCCTGACCCGCGTGTACCTATGTGCGAGGTTAACAAACGAGGTGAGTTTGTATTCTGGCGATCCTTTGAAGGCAAGCATGTTCTGTTGAAAGAACAAGCTCAAGGTAACTTGAAATGGATTGACAATATTGCAAACATGCCTCAAGGAATGTGGGGAGAGGTAAGTGGTAAATCCGTCCGGTCACTTGTGGCTGAGGGTCAGTCTAATCCTGGTGATCCTCAGTTACGGGATATTCGTGCTACGCCCTTCTATCAACTTGATCAAGGTACAGTTGAAATTGTACCATCTGAATTGGGGCTTGGTGACTCAGACGTGCCTGAAAAGTGGCTTTTTACACTCGGAAACAAAAGCCAGATTATTCAAGCTGAGCCTCTTGACTACGATCATGGTCGTCATCCTGTGGCTGTTATTGAACCCTCGTCTTTTGGATATGCGTTTGGACAGCCAGGAACAATGGACTTCCTCGGGCCAATTCAAGACACGCTGAGTTGGTTTATTAATTCACATGTACATAATGTGCGGACAGCTATGAACAATATGTTTGTGGTTGACCCCTCGATGGTGGAATTGCAGGATTTGAAAACTCCGGGTCCTGGCAAGATTATCCGACTAAAACGTGCAGCCTATGGACAAGATGTTAAGTCTGTTTTACAACAACTGCAAGTCAACGATGTGACCTCTAATCATATGCAGTCTATGGAAATCTTCCAGCGTATGGGAGATATTTTCTCAGCTGTAAATGACAATATGAAGGGGATACAAGAAGCTGGTGGACGAAAGACTGCAACGGAGGTTCGGACTTCGGGCGAAGCTGGTGCATCACGCTTAGCCGCTCGTGCGCGCTTTATCTCTGCACAGGGCATGGTAGATATTGCTGAACAAATGGCTCTCAATATTCAACAGATGATGAGCCAAGAATTTTATCTGCAAGTCGTAGGCTCAAAGGGCTTGCAGAACCCGATCACCATTAGCCCTGATATGGTGGCTGGTGATTTTTATTTCCCGGTCAATGATGGAACGCTGCCTATTGACAAAACTGCACTTTTAGGTGTATGGAAAGAGATCTGGATGGCGATTGTGCAAAATCCTATGCTCGCGCAAAAGTACGACGAAGGAAAACTCTTTGAATACATCGCGGAGTTGGGTGGTGCAAAAAACATCTCTGCGTTTCAAATAACTGCTGCACCAGATGGAGCTGTACAAGATGGAGCCGCGTCAGGAAATCTCGCCCCCCTCGGGCCAGCTGGACTCAGATCGCCAGGAGCAAATTCTGCGGGAGTGCGAGGGGCTCCAGGTGGATACTCTATCGGCCCAGGCAATGCGGGCGCACCTCAAAACGGGGGGAATGGGACTCGTCCTCCTATCCCAACTGCTTAGGGCGCGCTCGATTTGCAGAGAGAAGATGTTGCAAATACCCTTGGAGAACGGTCAAGTGGCAGTCAATACTGGATTGAAACTTCAGGGACAAGCTAAAGGCTTCGATATGTGTATCGACCTGATTTTTGAAATCGCGAACTACGTTGAACAACCTGTGGAGAAGTCGTCATGAGCGTTGAAAATCCGAATGAAGGCGTCGTAGATACGACTGAGAGTACAGCTGAAACTGCTGCTGGTACGTCAACTATTACGGAACCAACTGCTGAACCTTCAATCAAGGATATAATGCAATTCGATCCCTTCGCGCCACCGAAAGGCCCGAAAGAAGAGGGATCAACTGGATCTACTGGAAGCAAACCCGCTGAAGATAAGAAGGTAGCGGGTGCGCCGGGAACTGCTGCTCAGAAGCTTGACGCAACTTCTGGAAAGCCGATCGCCCAGGCTGCACCCGCTGCCACCCCAGTGATGCAACCGCTTTCAGGAAAAACGGCCGAACAACTGATGGCCGAGCATACAGCGGCGATTAGACAATCGCTGGAAGCTCGAACTCAGCCTGCTTCGACCGACGCTCAGAGAATGGAACAGCCGAAGTTCAATCTTGGTATTCCGCCGCAACTGGTGGATGCTATGGCTTCGGAGGACCCAAAAGAGCGTATGCAAGCAACTCATGCTTTGATTAACGGAGTTGCAAATGCTGTGTGGCGTGAGGCGGATCAGATGGTAAAAAACTCTATCGCCGAATTGTCACAGGGTCTCCCGCGTGTTATTGAAGCTCATATGACCGCGCGAAATCAGCAACAGGAAATCTACAACGATTTCTATGGCAAATATGAGATGTTCAAATCACCAGACTTTGTTCCATTGGTACAAGCCACTGGAATGCAACTGGTGCAAGAAGCTCAGGCCAGAGGGGAACAGATTAACGGATGGACGCCTGCACTCCGCGACGCAATCGCGGAAAGGCTGTTTACCAAGTTCCCCATGCTGAAACCCACAGGGAAACCTGCTGCACCCGCGAAACCAAAGCCCTTTTCAACTGGAAGTGGGACTCGTCCTGCTGCTCCAGCTGGAGTGGATGGCGAAATGATGGCAGTCTTAGGAAAGACTGGCTAACTGGAAAGAGGACACAATGTCCATTATCGGCCTTCGTACCGACGAGAACTTTCTGACGACGCAGCGCCCTCAAAACTGGCGCCAAACAATGCTGTTGTTGTATCCGAATAGCTCGGATATTGCAAAGGCACCGCTCACCGCGCTGACCTCGCTGATGAAATCTGAGTCAACTGATGATCCAGTATATCACTGGTTTCAAAAGACTCTCGATGCTCGGCGATTACTTCTCAACGCCGATGCTGGAACGGGCACCTCACTGACAGTCGATCCAACCTATCAGTCTGGCACAGACTTTGCCACTGCGCAAATCTGTAAAGCTGGTGATATGCTGCGGATTGAACAGACTGGTGAAATCTGTCGTGTCTCAGCTGATCCAACAAGTGCTACAACACTGACTGTTACGCGCGGAATGGCAGGTACGACTGCAACGACCGTTGACTATGATGGCGCAGGTATCAACCCGTACATTCAGATCATTGGTTCGGCCTATGAGGAAGGTTCACTCGCGCCGACCTCAATGAACTATGATCCTATCGAGTTGTCGAACTATACACAGATCTTCCGTTCGACTCTCTCGATCACGCGCACAGCACAAAAGACTCGCCTTCGTACCGGCGATTCTGTGACGGAAGCCAAGCGTGAATGTCTGGAATACTTCTCTATTGATATGGAGCGGGCATTCTGGTTCAATGGTGCAAAACAACTGACGACGGTGAATGGCAATCCCGCACGCTTGACTGCCGGCATCCTCAATCAGATCAATCAGTCTGGCAACCCAAACATCATTGCAGCGCCTCCTGGTGGACTGATTACAATGGACTGGCTGGAACAATACACGGAACTGTTGTTCCGCTTTGGCTCCAGTGAGAAAATGGCCTTCGGCTCGAATACGGCCTTGTTGGCCTTGCAACAGGCAATTCGCAAGAATTCATACTGGCGAATTGAGACGGGGATCAAAGAGTACGGGATGACAGTCTCGCGCTTTATCACCCCGTTTGGCGAACTGGTGTTCAAGACCCACCCGCTGTTCAATCAGATGCAGGGTGGCATCAATGCTGGTTCGGCATACACCTCGATTGCGAACAATCTGTATATCTTGGACATGCAGAACATTCGCTATCGTTACGTAGATGATGTACTGTATGAGAAGGATCTCACGCCGATTGGTCTCGACGGAATGAAGTCGGGATACAAAGGCGAATGTAGTCTGGAACTGCATCATGCACAGTCACACGGTATCTGGACTGGTATTACTGG